CTGATTATTTTGTATATCTTCTTTAACGTGTGTTGGTAATAAATTTACTAATCTATTTGCGTTATCTATATCATATAATGATGCACTATATAATTGACCTGTTTTACTACCAATACTACCATACCAATTTGTAAACTCTGCGTGTGATGAAGTTATAGGTGTGTATGGAAATTCATAAGAACCACTACCAGCCTTAGGCCAAGATGCATTGTTAAATTCTCCAATAGAACTTGTTACATAAGATGACTTTGTACTATAAAGATAATTTTCGTAACCATCAAAATTATTTTTAACATTTCTTATTTTATTATCAACAATAGTTAAGTCTCTTTGAGAATTTGATATATTTACCAATGATGCACTTTCAGCAGTGTACGTTTCAAGTAATTCAACTTTATATTTAAAGTTCTTTAATCTTTTTTCAGCTGATGAAAAGTTTATAAAATTTTCATAGTTAGAATAATCTATATTTAAATCCGTTGGTTTTTCAGTTAAATATTTATCTTCAATTTCTTTTTTTAATCTTTCATCACCAGTAATTAAATCATCATAATTTTTAAATTCAGTTGAACGTTTAGTTATTGGTGAATCTACTTGTGCAGAATCAGGAACTCTTAATACCAATACATCTTCATCTTCTTGGTCATAAGGTTTTAACTCAACTGTTTCTGTTACTTGTGGTAAGATTTCTCTGACTATATATACTTTATCTTTTTCTTCAATCTCATCAGGTAAAGGTTCATACATTTTGAATATAGCAGAATACGGTGATTCTTCAAAAGTTTCTTTATCAGTTTTTACATTGGTTGTAAGTAACATCTTATCATCACCGAAATGTAAAAATGTATTTAAATCTCTTTTATTATTTATATTATATGTTATAGAGACATTTCTAAATGTATCTGTTGGTGAGTTATAATCTTCTGTAATTTGACCACTTATTTTATCTTTTAGTTCATTCCAAGAAGTACTAAGACTAATCTCATCATTTTTTATATCAGTAATTGACGAAACAAAAGGTGTGTAAATAGCTATTCTATCATCAGTTGGTGAACTTATACTAAACGTTTCTGTTTCGATACCTAGTGATTGCATAGTAGGGTCATTTTCACCACCTTGGTTTCTCTCTACTTTTGGGTCAACTGTTATTATATAGGCACCATTACTTGATGCTACTGGTTGTAAAAAATTAGTTAATGTAAATACAACTTGTTTACCTTGACCACTTCCTACATCAATCAATCTACCATCCGGTGTAGTTAAAGTCCACGTATATTGGTCAGCTAGTGTAGTTGTCTCAAATGCAATAGCACTATCAAGTTTACCTACTTTACCACTATCTAATCCATTATTTGTTAATTTAATCATTTACTTATCACCCTGTACTTATGAATGCTGGTATATGTAAAGTACTTGGTTGACCGTCTTTAGGTTCGATTGTTAGTTTTATACCAACGTTTAAATGTTTACTATGTAGACTTATTGTTATTTCACTACCGGTTGAAGAGTCTTCTACAACTCTTAAAGGTGATGATAATTCAGCTGTTGGTTGTTCAAATCTAACATCACCTTCTTCATTAGATGGACTCCATGCTGTTATTCTACTCCAACCTCGTGGGTCAGCATCCCAATCCCAACCTGTTACTTCCCACGTGTATTTAGTAGCTACATTAGGTTTACTTGAATTACTCTTTAGAGTGATAGTGTTTGGATTGTCACCACCTTGCCATTTGTACTGAACACGAACATTTGATTGTATCTCTTGAATATTTGCAATATTTTTTTCTCTTCGTTGATAAACTATATTATCATAATTTCTACGAGGTGAAAGGAAAGTTTGTGGGTTTTCTTTTACATCAGTTGGATAATCAGTATCACTAAGACCTGTAAACACTTCAACTAATTTCGTAAGGTTTCTATCACCTTTTTCATAAGAGGCTAGACTATCATTTGATATAAAGAATCGAGCTTGTATTACTGATGATTCTAATTCTTCAATTGCACCTGGTACTTGACTACCATCTGTAGATACTGGTGGTGGTAAAAATTCTTTTATAAAAGCATTATTAACTGAAATATATCCACCTATCATTTGTTTTGAAAGTAAAGAAGTGTCACCTGATAATTTCATTGTTTTACTATCTCCTGTTAAAGAATCTCCAAGAGGGTCAGCATAAAGAGAAACAGAATTTCCTTGAGGAATATCAAATCTTTTTGATGTTATCTGTGATTCAAAAAAACTATTTTTATATTGTGCATCATCAATAGATTGTGGAGCCAATCTAATTTCTGTACGTGACGGTGAAATCTCGTGTACAAAATATTTATATTCTTTCAAAAATAACTCTCTGGAAAAATCTGTATGTGTTTCACCAGTCATAATTTTACCATTGTCCATTATATGATAATTATTACCATTAAATATTCTACCGTCTGAATCAACTAATACTGTTTCATATGAACCTGCTACTTTTCTAAGAAAATTATATTTCACAACATACTTACCTCTATCGTAACCCATTTTTCTAAGTATAGTACCAGTGTTTAATTTTATACCAGTATCATAATCATATGAATAATCTGTCGTATCTGCTATCCCACTTTCTAATAGATTATCATTTGTATCATATATCAATACTTCTACACAATCATTTGGGTTAGTGGTGAATTCACCTCCGTAGTAAGCATTCTCTACCGCAGATAAATTTACTGTTTGTCCAGTTTGTAAAAGTTCTAAATCTTTTTCGTTTAATCTACTCATTATCCTATAGGTTCCCCATCAGGTATAGTTGCTATTTCACCATCAGTTAATGTTACTAATGTATCTAACACATATTCTTTCCCATAATATATTGCCAAGTCAACAAATTTTCTTTTTTGATTATTTTCAATTAACCATCTATCATAATTTTCTGGGTCATCATTTGTAATTACGTTACCATTTTCACTACCACCTGGTAATACTGTTGCAAAACTTTCTGTTGCTAATTCAGATATACTTCTATCAACTATTTTTTCTAAACTATTATTTTTAATATATCTTGGATAAGATTGTGTATTTGTTGTTTTAGATAACTCTTGTTGTTCTTTTGTTACATAACTGTGATACTGTGAACCTGGAGCTATGTCTACTTCTTCTATACCGTTTGATGATATAATATCTTCAAACGAATATAAAATATTATTTCTTCTAAAACCAATTGTTGCAAACTCTTGTAAGTCTTCTAAATAACTTGTTCGAAGTTTAGATACAAATTCTTGATAAAAGTCTACAGTTTCTAATTCTGTTTTTGTGTATGGCATTATTGCATCTCCCTACCAAAAAAGTCATAATTCTTTTTAATATAATGTTCCCACTCTGATGGTACTTCACTTTCTTCAAAGATTGCTTCTACTGGACATTCAGGTTCACACGCTCCACAATCAATACATTCATCTGGGTCTATATATAGTGAATCAGTTTCTTTTGGAACAAAACCTGGAGCCTTAGCTTCTTCACCCATACCTTCTTTGTCATACGGTCCGTGAATACAATCTACTGGACACACCTCAACACAAGCTGTGTCGCATGTACCAACACAAGGCTCTGCAATTATAAAAGGCATTATTGACTCACCTTAAATGTAAATCCTTCATCATAATATTGGTCTAATTCATCAGCTGTACCTTCATCAGTCACTACTCTAAATTGTAATGTGTAATATCTTTCTGGTTGATAACCTTGTAAATCTAAATTAAAATAGTTACCTGTTGAATCACAACTTAACTTAGAACCTGTACCAAATGGTACTATGACATCATCTGTCTCAGCATCAGTAATTGAATAAAAAGATGAACCACTTGGTAAATATTTTATTGTCAATCCAGCTGGTGTAGTTGAATATGTTGTTGATGGAAATCTTTCTCTACCAACAACTCTAAATCTGGCTCTTGAATTTTCTTTATACTCGGGTCTTAAACCTTTCATATAAACTACACTATCTTCTAAATTAGCAGATGTTAAAGCATCTAACGAACCGGTAGTCCAACTTGAATCATCCCACACTGCTTCTAATGTTGGAGGAAATATAGTGTTAGTGTTTGATGAGAAAAATGAAAAACTACCAAGTCTATCGGTGTTACCTTCTGATGCTGATGGGTGGTTATTACCAACACTACCACTTCGCTTAACTAAAAATCCATCGTTAATAACATTACCATTTAACCACTTATTTACTGTGCCTGTAACATCTATTTTTAAATCTGTTGACTGGTGATTAAGTGAAGCGGATGCTGCTGGTGCTACACTTGAACTATACCAAACTCCTCCTGCTCCATCTTCAGCACCACTACCACTTGCCCATAGTGTACCATTAGTTTCACTATATCTATATTTCCAACTACAACCATCTGAAGTCTGAGGATTATCATATGAACGACCAGTACCCATATCCCAAGAACCACTAATTGCGTATGCGTATAAACTTTGTGAAGCTGCTAATGCTTTTGGATTTGCATCATATAAATTTAAATAATACTTTGCTGCTCTACTACCCGTTTGAGGTATTAAACCTGAAGAAGACGCTTCTTGAAAAAACGTTGTATCAAACTTTATTAAAATTCTTGAGACATCTACACTTGCTCCAGTATCACTAACATTTTTTCTAATCTCTAATACTTCATCTAAACCAGAGTTTAAACTTGAACTTGCTTCAAAAATTGTTGTGTCTTTTTCAGGGAATATAAAATAATGCATTTACTTACTCCACTATACCTAAGTTATCACCGACAACTTTACCCTTGATGTCTGCGTTTGGAAATTTAACTTCAAAAATACTTGGGTCTAATGCTGGGTATAAAACACCGTCAATCAAACTATTTTTTATATCGTAAAAATTACCTGAGTAACCTTCACCAGCTTTGTATTTATTTTCAATCTTTATTACTGTATCAGAATCTATCGGTGGTACAACTGATGCTACACCATCTACTAATGATAATTCATATGCTATATCTGATAATACAATAGGTTGTCCTATTTGCCATCTATCAATGTCAAAGAAATCTTTTACAGCTGCTACACATCTAAGTAGAACATCATTCTTTGCAAATTCTGATTTTGTTAATATAGCAAAATTAACTGCGATGTTTATAACATAAGCATCTTTAATATTAACTGCGTCTGTCACAAGTCTATATTGTGATAAGTAAGTTTTTAAGTTTTCTTTTACAGTTCGATTTAAGTTTGTTAGTTTTTTATTTGAATCAAATCCTAATGTATACATATTCATAGCTAACGGATTAGGTGTTCTAACTTGTAAAGATTTTATTGTTCTTTTATTATCAACATCATCTTGTGTTACAACACGTTCTAACTCATCAAAACCTGTAGATTTATTCAACTGGTCATCTTGTACTAAATGCACTTTTGCTATATTACCATATTTTGCTGGTAATGAATACGCTCTTACAATATAATCTTCTTTTGTGACTGCTCTACTTTGAGCTTGAAAGTATGCTAAAGCATTTTCTCTAACTTCTCTAACTGATTCACCAGCTGAACCACCTGTTGCTGGTAATGGGTTTGTAAATGATACTGAATCTTTTGATTCTTGAACTGAGGTCGTTGATAATAAATCATCTTGTATCTCATATGAAATACTTGATATTGAACTTACATCATTAACATTTACATTATCATCAATACCACCACCATATGAATATTTAATTGTAAGAGTTGTATTAGACGGAGCTAAACCAAATGCTTTTGTCTTTAAAAAATTACTTGGGTCAAAAGCTGTTGTTAAAAATGATGGACTACCAGGTAGTGTTGAACCGACCATTGATGGATTTGGAATAATTTCTTCATCAGCATTATCTGATACTCCAGCTCCAAATCTTAAAATTGATGAATCATTTTGGTCAATGTATCGTGTGAATCTACGAGATGTTTTATTTAATTTTAAAATGTAAGGTGAAACTTCTCTGTTAACAACTGAAGTTGGGTCATTAGTTGCGTTGTTCTCAATATCAGTAAATACTGTATCTCTTGCCAATGAATCAACTTCAGACCAGGTATTACCATCACTATCAGTACAAGAAATAATTTCTATAACTTTTGGATTTGATAATTTTACTTGACCATATTTTTCAGCTGCTCCGAATGTAAAAGTTTCTTCTACGATATTACCACTTTCAGCTTTCACTTTCTTTTTTAACAAATACTTTGTTGGTATATTATCTTCACTTTCAAATATTGTAATATCACGTGGGTCGTATGAACTTGAGAACTTAAAGTTTACATCTTCAAGTGTTCTAAATGTTGTACCTGTGCTTGTCGAAATGACTTGTGTACCCGCTTTTACATTAAGAGCATACCTTTCGTCAGGCTTTTCATTCAGTGCCGGGACGGTCTGAAATACGTCTAATACGACTGAAGAAGGTGATGTAACATTTGGTTTATATCCAAATGATTGAGCTATATTATAAACGTTTCTTTTTTCTTCTGCATATGCAAGTAATGATTCTCTGAATTGTGCATCTATATAATAAGAAAGAACGTCACCTACATAAGCTGCCATCTCAATAAACATCATACCCGGTGAAGACTCGTTAAAGTCATTATATGTGTTTGGAAAATATACTTTAGCAAATTCAATTAAATTATCTCTAAAGTCACTAAAGTCTTTGTTAAGATAATTAACTTGTTTTACCATATTCTTTTTTGTACTTGTTCTTGCCATTTAATTTTCCTATCTTCTATATTCTAAACCATCTGAACCAACAAACCGACTAGCTCCATATGATGCATCCATTGTTATTGATTCCATTGTTTGTGGATTTAACGTAGTAGAAAATTTTACTTCTACAAAAATTTTATTTTTATCACCCTCTTCTGTAAGAGTGTTTACTTCTTGAATATTAATATAAGGTAACCAAACACCAGTTGCTCGTCTAACTTCTTCTTCAAGTTTAACTGGTAGTTCATCATTTTGTTGTTCAAAACATAACTCTCGTAATCTACTACCAAACTCAGGTTGACCTACTCGTTCACCTACTTGAGTTAATAATAAATTTCTTAAATTATGTCTTGATTGTT